CAAGAAGAAGAAGTAATACAGGAAGAACCTCAACCTACTCAAACCAAAAGTGGTCGAAGTGTGGTTACTGTAGTTAAAGACGAAAAACCTACTCAAACCAAAAGTGGTCGAAGTGTGGTTACTGTAGTTAAAGACAAAAAACCTACTCAAACCGGAAGAATTACAAAATCAACAGAAGTTAAAGACAAAAAACCTACTCAAACCAAAAGTGGTCGAAGTGTGGTTAAACCTAAGGATGACACACCTACTCAAACCGGAGGTGGTCGAAGTGTGGTTAAACCTAAGGATGACACACCTACATCTACTGTACAGAGAAGGTTATATACAGGGGTTAGTAAGGAAGAGGACACACCTACATCTACTGTACAGAAAAGGTTATATACAGGGGATAAAACAGCCCAGGTTAAAGAGGAAGAGGAAGAAGAGGTTAAAGTGGTAATTTCCGACCCGGTTGATTCAATTACCCCGCAGGATCTACCGGTAGATCGTACCCCGCAGGATCTGCCGGTAGATCGTGATGGTACAGTATACTGGCCTGAATCGTTACCAGTAGATTCAATTGTACCTAGCGTTACACGTAATGTTAATGTTCCAAGTGAGAGTGATAAGATTGCGCTTCAGGTTGCGTTAAACGAAGCAAATAGAAGCAAAGCTCTAAATGAAGCTATAGAACAACTAAGAGCAGGGGCTCGAGCCCAAATAAACGATTTAGCAGGTTATAGTAATGAGGAACGTATACGGTTAAGCGATATTATTATTCAAGCAATAGACGAGACAATAGTGCAACTGCAACAAGAATATAATGACGATAGACAAGAAGACTCCAAACTACTTTATGAGGTTAGTATTAATGAAACTAACGATAGTACGGTATTAACCGGTACTCTACCACCGGGGTTTGTATACATTAGTCCTTCTCTACCTCTACAAGAAAGCTTTACTCCAGTTTTCGGAGATTTAGAGTTACCAACAGAGCAATCTATTGAAATAGTTACAGATGACCAAATAGAGGTTGATGAGGTTGATGATCAACCTAGTAAATTAAGCGATGAGGCAAAATTATTAAAAGATCTTTGTGATGCAGAAGAGAATTGTGATACTTTAAATTATTAAATATTACCCAAAGCAACTTCTACCTTAAGATCATGCTTCATTGAATGAAATCTCTCGTCAATATATTTTTGAAAAGCTAAAGGTTTAATCCAACTATTATCAGAAATATTATCTACCTTTGAACCTACAACTTCTAGCGCTTCTATTAAACAAGACCACCGGACGAATTCTTCAAATTGCATTGTTTTAGTCTCTCCGTCTTTTAACTTAAATTTAAATGTTTTCATATATATATATTATTATAGTTCCGTTCCTTCTGCATCTTTATTACTATCTTGAACTAGATTAGGGTCTGTTCCGATATCGACGAATGCTTTATTAACATCAATCGGGTTTGTAATGAGTGTAGGTGTTATATTAACATCAATTTTAAATTCATTATTACATTTTTCACAAGTATATGTTGATAATACATTTGGAAATATATTTTCTGTAAATGTATAATTTCCACAAGGACAGGCTATATTAACTTCAGATAAATTAATTAGTTGATCAATTTCAGCTTGAAACTCTGTAGATAAAATCTGTATTCTATTAATTTTATATGATGAGATTATAAAAGAAACTACAAATTGTATACCAAATGCTAAGCATGTTGATTCTAGTAAGCCAAAGACATTTCGAAGGGCGAATCCAAATAATAACGATATTAGTAGTGTAAGAAAGAGCGACCGGGCGATGATCATATAGCTATTTTAGCTAGATCATACGGAATTTCAAGTATTAATTCATTAACTTTATCGATTTTTTCCTTTACTACGTGTATAGTGCACTTATTTAGGTCATCTTTTTGTTCAATCTCACTCAGCATATTTCGTAATTGCGCTAGAGATACAAACGCATCTCCTAAAACTTGAGTTACTTGCTCCAGCTCGAAAGGTAAAATAGGGGGTGCTTTTTGATGTTTTTCATTATCCTTGTACATTGTTACCTGATCCTGTACATTCATACTAAAACGTATAGGATTTTCATCTGGTTTAACACTATATGGAGAATCTTGCGACGTATTCATTTAAAATATTTATGCAGAGAATAAATATTTTCATGGCTAAGTTCGAAAAGAGATTTTATACAACATTACATGAAGCGCGAGAAGAGGAAAAAATAGCATTTGAGACAGAACTCGACAAAGATACAGATGTCGAGGACTTTGATGTAGATATAGATGTAGATGAAACAATAGTGGATGATGATCCAAATGTTAAGGCAGCTCGAGCCGTTGGTGAAAGAAATGAAGCTATGAGGACTACATTAAAGGTATGGATTCAAGAGATGGAGAATTTTTTAGAATTCATAAATAGTCAAGATCCGGAGTCTATTCAGTCAGCATTAAGTAATGCTGAGCCTGATACCATCTTTGATAGGATGAAGGATTCACAGCAAAGTAAAATTGCTCGAGTTGCATCTGATATAGCTTCGCTGCAGCAAGGATTTGAAGGTTACCTCGCTCAGACCGGTAACGCTCAATTTAAATACGTATAATTTCTATACTTTTTTATTTCAGATAACCTCACAATACCTTCGAGACCTTCGAAGGTATTTTTTTGTATAAAGTCCCATTTAATTTCATCAATACTGCATGCAATGGCGATATCATTAAAGTCTTTAAATCTTTTACCGAATTTTTCTGGCCAAATAAAAACCCTCTCCCCTTGCTTTAATAAAGCCTCTGATTTTACTAAAGATGCTTGATCAACCCACTGTGAGTCTAATATCCATACTTTATCATACCATTTTAATGTATTGGTTAATTGTTGCTCCTGCCGGGTTGTAAATGATCGACCTCTTTCAGTAATACCAGCCACAGCTACAGAGTTTTTTGTAAAAAATGCATTTAACGGTCCTTCAAAAATATATACTGTGTTATGATCAGTAGAGACTCGATCTATATTAAACAATGTTTTTTCCGCATTTATTCTTCCAAGATATTTTGGCTTTACTTTATTATCTCTATTTAATAAAGTCCTACTTTGATAAAATTCAATTTCTTTGTTCTCATTAATAAACGGTATTACAAGTCTATTTTTATGAACCTTATCAACCAATGAAATATAAAGACTATCAGGCTTATTAACTGCTGTATCTAATCGTCTATTTTTAATAGTTTGAGTTGCTGTTCTCAGCATGTCGTTATTCTTATAAAAATCTAACTGAGCTGTATCTGATAGATTAATACAATCTTTTGGTAGTGTATCAGTAACTACTTTAACTGGTGCTTCTTCTTCTACAATATCAGTAATATCTGGAACATACTCCTTAAGTTCTTGTATTACATCTGCACTTGTATGTCCCGATACTTCAGTTATCCATTTTAAAGGTTTACCCGACCACCCACAATTATGACAAAATATGTTTTCGTTTTTGGGAATATAATAACATCTACGCTTTTTACCTAGGGACTTACCCTCTCTACAAATAGGGCAGCTACACTGATAGACATTGTTAAATTTATTATACTTTGGGTAATAGCCAAGCTCAAAAAATTTAAGAACAACAAAATCTTCAGGAAGTGAGATCATTTAACTTATTATACAGACTTTTTAGAAAAAACAAATTATGCCATTCTGTTTTTTTGTCTAGTATCCTGGTAAAAGAAAATTGTTCACAAAACTTAATAAACTGCTTGTAGTCTGATTCTACTTTAACTGCTAATTGTTCCTTGTAATATTGCTTTTCATCTGGAAGCTCTTCGTATTTATCCAGACAAAATATATCTGCATTGCGGTTAAAAATTTCATGCTCTTGCTCTGTTAAGATATACCCGGGGTCGTTTAAATATTTTTTAGTAGTAACTTTACCAAATCCTGGTATACCTGGTACATTATCTGAACTATCTCCTGTTAAACACTTAGCTGTATACCATTCCTCTACATCTTTAAACCCGGTCTTTTCTTTAAAATTATAATTATTAAAAATAGTCTTCCTTATAGGGTCATATAAAGAACATTCTGAGGTAATTAGTTGTAAAAAGTCCCTATCTACCGAAATTATTACTTTTTTACCTTTATGCTCCCTACATATATATGACACTATATCATCAGCCTCTAATTGACGTGGTAATATGGAATTTATCCCCATAGATAGTAGTATAGATTTTATAGTCTCATTATTTTGATGAGGCGCAGGGTCTTTTGATCTATTCTGCTTATATTCCTTTAAAATATCCCTTCGTATATTGGTTTGCCGCTCTTTTTTTTCATCCCATACAAATATAATGTCTTCTGGAACAAACTGCCTCACGTAGGAGCTCAATGCATTAAGAGTAAAGTAAATATGGAGATTATTAACTTGTTTCTGCGTTATCTCCGGGGATCTCTTCGATTGATTTTTCGCTGTATGAAATGTTCGGTGGATTAAGTTGTTTCCGTCTATTATCAGGGTCTTCATTCTTTATATATTGTGCTTCTGATATTTTATATATCTTTTTAGGTAGAGTCTCTACAAATGTTATTATATTACTATTTACAGCATGTTCAAGAGCGTTCCGTGGAACTTTAACATTTTCCATAACAGGAATTGATAAACACCCAACATTTTCTGTTGTAGGATTTACAACAATAAACATCTGACCGGCATAATCACCGGTTTCGACAGCATATACCTGCCTTTTACAGAATTTCGTCTTGACCATGACTTGTACCTCTAATCGATTGAGATTCAGCCGCGAAATATTTTAAAAGAAATGAATTTAACGCTTCAACTTTTTGAGGAGTATTAGCTGCTTTTATTTCGACATGTCGACCAGAAAAATCAAAACCTAACAGAATATAACTATCTAAGTATTCACTTAATATTGTTGCTAACCTTTGAGTTAAATCGACTCGGCGTTTAAACTGCTTTTTTTCTTTAAGATTTTGTTTAAGGGCTAGCTCAATAAGTTCTCTTAACTCTTCTTCTTCTTCTTCATTAGGAACTTCTGGATCATTGTGCATATTAATATTTATTTTAAAAATACACTATCCTCCTTTTGTGTTACATTGTTTTTTAGCAATCTAGAAACAACAACTTCTATTGAAGATGTTTTTAAACTAAAATTATTTACAAAATTTTGATTACCATCATAAAAGTTAAACAAGTATTCATCCTTAAATGGTGTGTTTTCAAAGCATGTTATAAATACAGAAGCGCCTCCCGGGTCAACTAAAACAGTCCATTTTCTAGGATCTGCCATATTATACTTATCAAACATTCTAAACGTGACGAACCCATTATCTTTTAATCTTTTAATAAAGTATCCTGGTGTCCTTAATTTATTTTTACGGTGATCGATTGTCATTGGGTCAAAGCTGAGATTATATACTTTAATTTAATGTTACTTTGCTCAATATCAAATATTATTACCCCATACTCAGTATTAATGTTAACAGTTATATCATTATTAATAATAGATAACAACCTAATATTATCAAAATTTACCGGGATTGGGTTAAGATTAAAGTCTGCTTTACCTAGACTGATACTAAATTTATCAGTATTATGTCTAGCTCTATCAGTCAGCTCTGCCATAATATTCCCATTATCTGTATAAAAATATAGTTTATTAGTTTCGGAAGCAAAAGTGCTACCCTTAAAGACTTGCTGAATAATGTCTTTACTAATAGTAAATGTAATATCAAATTTAAATGAGTTTATTTTATCTAAGTTTAAACTTGGTTTAGATAAAAACCCTTCATCAAATAGATGATATTTAAACTTAATTCCGGATCCATTATATTCTATGTTATTAGAGTTTACCTGCAGTGTAATATCTTCAGATTGTATTGTGTCTATTACTCTATATAATTTTTTTAAATCTGGAATATTTAAAGTATCATTAAACCCGGTATCAGCTGTATATTCTGATTGCAATATTAGAGTATTATCAGCACTTGACGCGAGGCTAGATATTTTATCTGATGTTACCTCTAAGATTGAACTATCACTTATTTTAGAATTACAATCTAAAAATTTTAGAAATTCATCCGGATTTTTTATTAGAAGCTTTTTTTCCATTATCTAATTTTAAACTAATTTGTTTTAATAGCAAATTTTGGTCTTTTAAGACTTTAATAATTTTATCAAGTTTTGAAAGCTCGGATAAATCTAATTCAAGTTGATTCGATTGTGGTACTGGTTCGGGTGCTACATGTGGTAGTTCCGGTAGTGCTAGTTGCTCAGCAGCCTGCGCAGGCGTTACCGTTGAAATTCCAACTGGCGGTGCCTGAACAGGTGCGGGGGGTGCTCCCATGGGGGGTGGTCCAGGAACATTAGGTTTAGAGTACTGCTCCTGAACCGGGAGTCTCGCAGCGTCTTCAAAAGATTGTTTAACATCGTGTGAACCGGGTTTTAAGTTACCAGCTTGGCCTACTATCATTTGATCTTGTTGATGCACTTGACCATACGTTTGACCCATAAACTGCAGTAGTTGTTTTTTTTCAGTTGGAGTCATTTTTAAAGATCTTTAAGAAGTTCGTCAATATCCTCTTCTACTGTATCTGTGGTCGCTGCTGCTGTCACTAAACTAGGCTCAGGTTGAACTTCACCTGGATAAACATCCGAACCACTCTCCGGTGTAACTACTGGAGCTGGTTCCGGTTCATCGGATTTGCAGTAATAATGCTCATTTAACATTTGCTTGAGTTCATCAAATGATTTAAGAGTAAATACCTCGGTTAAATCAAATACATTGTCATAAACTTCTTTTTGTTGATCCTCTGACAAATCAATCTTACCAGCGGTTGTAAATCTAGAAGAAACATATGTCGGATAATCACCTTGTTGTTCTACTTTAATCTTAAAGTTAACGCCATCAGGTCCGAGATCGAAAATACGAGGACCAAACTCTTCTGCATCTTCACCTTCAATAGCTTCAGTAATAATTTTTTGAAGCTGCTTACCATAACGAAGAAGTTTTACCTTGCCGTTATTATCTGAATTAGAGGGATCATCTACAACGTAAATATTTACTAACCACTTTTCAAGTCTACGAATAGCTCCCATTCTTTCTTTCTCTTCCTCGCTACCTGTTCGTAATACACGGAACCTTTCCTCAGCAATTGGATCACGTTCACCGAATGTCTGAGGGCTTAGCGTTTGAACATACTGACCGGTTGCATAAGATACCCAACCATGGTTATAATAATGGAAAAATGTTTTCGCCGGGTCTTTTGCAAATGGAAGCAATCTTACGGTGTAAGTATTACCTGGCTTTGTTGGCATAATTTCGTTGAATGTAGCCTGACTATTATTGTCTGCAGATGCAAGTGCATCTTTAATTGATTGAAACATGGAAGAATTAAACGTACTCATGTAATTATTATAAGAACTAAGAACTAAACTTCAAGAGCTTTTGCTCAATTATTTTTAGACCCTTAGTAGATTTGTTCTTAAGGTATTTGGAACTTATAAACTTTATACGTGTTTTGGCGTATAAATTATAAAAATCTTTAATAACAAACCCCAACGTACCGGGGGTATTTTTAACATTAGTATCCATGTTTAGAGCATGTAGCATATAAAAATTAATTTTATGGTCCTTTAAATGTATGAAGGGGTATGGGAGTGCTCCTAGGGGGTTATCACCAATATACACTTTATATTGTGCTAACGTTATTTGGTTGTCACAGCAGAAATCAAAAATAAACTTTAAACACTCCTTTAGTGTATTAATATTTTCTTCACCATCAGGATCTTGAACCTGTTTGTCTCTACAAAATAAAGAATAACATTTTATTGCTTTCCTCGTATTAAAAAAGGGTAGGTCAAAGTAATTATCGGATCCATAGATCTTATACGGTGCAATAAAAAAGTCACTATAGTTGATATGGTTATATTTTGATAAAAGTAAATTAAGCTTTTTTAGAGCGACAGTATCAATGTCGTTTATGTTATCAAAATTTTGTCGGAGTCTGACTGGCTTATTTTTAACCTTACGAGAAGCATACAGATAACTGTTGTAAATTGACTTCTCCTTTTCTGTAATCATAACCTAATATTAGAATTGGCATTCAGGAACTTTGTAACATATTTTGACTTAGTTATTGAAGGCTCAAAATCTATAAATAGTTTAACTACATCATAGTTAGTTTCAATCGTTAAAAGGTCTTTTAAAATTCTTCTTAATTTTTTTTCCTGAAGAACTAATATAAAAATATTTTGAAGGGAGAGTTTTTTACCTTTAAGAAGTGAGCAAAACGTACAAAAGCAGAGTAACAGGTGCTCCGTTTCTTCACGGATTAACATACTTGATGGAGCAGGTGAAATGTTGTTTATTTGCATGGGTTAAATTTTTTGGTTAAATCTGCAAATCGATCGGTAAGTCTACCGCCGGCTGCAGCTGCAGATCCGCCACCTTCGCATAAAGTTCTTGCTAGAACACTTACATCTGCTTTACTTTTTTTAGATCTTCTAAAAGATACAGTATGACTTTTAAGGTTGATTACTATACCTATATCAGCTTTATGCTTTTTAATAAAATACTGCGCTACTTCATTTACAGCATAATCAGCAAACACTGCGATTATTTTATTACCTTTTATATTACCGTTATAAGTTTCCGCAGACTCTATTTGCGCTTTAAATTTCTTTAAATACAATCTTATGGCATTTTTTTCATGTATAGTAAATTGTCTATAACCTTCTTCGAATGCTTTTATAAAATTTTCTACTCTTGGAGCGTTTAATGTCCAAAAAACAGCATTAAGCTTTAAACTATCTTTAAATTGTAGATTATAACAATCATAATCATCTACTAATACGAAAAGGTCTTCATGTTTACTTGTTAATTTTAGATGCTTTGCAAACCGTCTTTTTATTAATCTTACACAAGATGTCTCCACTTCAATTATAACTTTTGCATTATAGTATAGATGAGCGTTTTCAACATGTTGTTTGTGGTGATCTATAACTACCACTTTATCTATATCCACCATCTGTATATCCTCTTCCTTTAAGTCTAAATCTAAGATATATATAGCGTCATAATGGCCGAGGGTATCTTTAGCTGCTTTAAATTTACCAGCTAGTGTGAGTTCAGTAACTTCATGTATTGTAAGTTTTGTGGCTTTTGTACCGTAAAGCTTTTTTATTAGTAGAGCTGAAGCAGCCCCATCTAAATCATTATCGGTCCATATTAAAATGTTCACTTCTAATATTTATAAGGAACATTTTATGTTGCAAGACCGGCTAAAGTATTAAGAGTGTTATCATCATCTTCAAATTCCATGTCATCTGCTTGATCTATAGTAAGAGTGGAGTAATCAATACGCATTGCTTGGGTACTACCCCGCGGTCCATATCTATTCTTCATCATCCCCAATCTTATAATGTTTAGCTCTCTATCTTCTTCATTTTGATAAATGGACACGATGACATCAGCTGTAGCCGCTAATCCAATAGATTCCGAAATGGTTGCCAATTCCGGATTATCTTGGTCAAACCCAGATCTATTTAACTGGGTAGCAGATATAATTGGACAATTAAATGAATAACTCATAGCGCGAACCTGCTCAGTTGCATGTTTTATTCTTTCATATGAATTATTACCCGTAGTACAATGCATAAGATTCAAATAATCTAACACTATAGCATCAAGTTTAATACCATTGTCTTGAAATTTATTAATAAATGCCTTTAACTGATTAGGTGTAATGGTAGCGGGTGGAAATTCTTTAATAAAAATCTTACCCTTCTCATCTTTTACTACATCTCTAATAGTTGAAGAGTTTTGTTTCAGCTCTTTCATCGGTATCTTAGTAACATTTGTACATATTCGACGGGCGTATAAGAGTTCAGACATTTCCAACGTGACTAAAAGCACATTTTTACCTTGTTTAGCTATATTGTGTGCAATATTACCTAAGAATATAGATTTACCAATATTTGTTTCTCCGGCGAACACATACAATGATTTCCCTGCTTCTAAAAACCCACCTCCCAAACAATTATCCAACCATTCCCAATTTGACGGTATATGTCTCTCTACTGAATTTATATCATCAATTAAAAGCTGAACATTATCATATAAATTTAAACCAAGGTCTGTAACTAAATTTATATTACAAGATTTTTCAAACTTATCTAAAATTTCAGATGTATCTACTTCACCGGTGGATACATCTGATGCTACATTTAGCATAGTATGATAAACAGCTTTCTCTTTTAAGAATTGCTCTGTATTATCATACAGCTCTTCTTTATCTAAATTTTTATCTATATCATTAAAGGAATGTACTAGTTGCTTGAACGATTCCTTTTGCTCATCGGAAACTAAATGTGATTTAATTTCTGTAACAGTTGGTAGTTTATTTCGCCTATCTACAAAGTCTCGAACAATAGCAAAAATACTTGCTATCGCTTTATTTTGAAAATATTCTGGCTTTACAAAGTCCGCTACTGATGCAAGATATGTTCCATCGGTTAACGATTTATAAATTAGAACATTTTCAAAATAATCTAAATCTAACTTACTCACAACTAATGGTATAATAATTTATTTGGTTTTCCACTTGTCTAAAAACCACTCTTGGCCTTTATTAAATTCATCTGTAAATGACGTAAGACCAGGTGAATTATGTGTAATTAAAATATCACCGACACCTAATTTAAATCCTGCTTTATGACATTGCATAGAATAATCTAAATCGTAAAAATGCCATTTAGATGGGCATGTTTCATCAAAGCGTATTTTTTTAAACACGCGTTTATGTATAGCTAGAAAAACACCATCAAGTAGAACAACACGCTTTGGGTATTCACCAAAAGCTGTCATATGTTTGTGGTTTTCATCACCATGCGCTACTGCCCCATGTAAATTTCCAGAACCAAACCCACCGCCCATTAAGTGCCATAGCGCGGGTAGCTTTAAATTTACTTCAGTTGTACCAGCACAGCCTACTACATCAAATTTCTTAAACAATTTATCTAATTTATGTTCTGAATAACTTTCTAATATTACATCATCATGAACTAATACTAAACGTTCTACGTCTTCCTGCAGTGCAAAATCAATAGCCTTATTATATACCTTATGAAGAGATTGTTTATTATTTTCTTTAATAACAATCTGCTCAGCTTTAGTAGTTTTAAACAGTGTTGTGTCAGCTTCTTTACCTGCAGACGCAGAAAATATCATTGTTTTTATCATATGAATGAAAATGGGGATACAAAATCAAAAGTACCAGCTTTATTCCACTTTTTAGTTTTTTTATTTAATTTTAAAATAGTACCTTCAGGTACTGGGTTTAAGTTTGAACCTGGCATGGATGAATAATAACCACCGGCTTTAGAATAATGTAATATAGATCCACTTCTAGCTAAGTATACATCGTTGGAATTACAATCTAAAATACTTAATGCGTAAGTACCTTCTAAAAGCTTTAATGTATTTTTTATTATTTTAACAGGTTTTATTTTTTTCTCCTTAGCGATAGCAAGTTGGGTAAAGTATTCTAATAGGTGAACTATTACAGCTGTATCAACAGGGTTTTCTAGAAAACTACAATACCTTCTTTTAAGCTTGTCATGGTTGGTTAACACTCCGTTATGACTAACCAACCATGATAAAGATTCAAACGGATGTGATGTACCATACAACCAAGTCCTCTTTGCAGATGTCGGCGCTTGAACATGTCCTAAGTAATACAACGTATCATCAATATAATTAAACTTATCAAAGTCAATACCACCGCTCTTTTTAAAAACATGCTGATCATTTTCTGTTAACCCAACAACACTAGAAGCAAAGGTACCTCTTTGCTTATTAGCTTCATACAATATTTCAAAAATACTTGGTTTTACACCACCAAAAATTGCGCACATATATAATATAATAGTATATTATAGCTCCTTTTCAATAGTGCTTTCTATTTCCCAAGGGAATTTAAAACCCTCTTCCCACATATATGAATAATCAATATAACGGTTATACGGGCCATCGGGACCATCGTCCCTTATTTTTTCATCTAAGCGTCGCATTCTAAGTATCCAGGGGGAAGGTGGGGCGATGCGTTCGCGATGCTCTTTTGGGATCCTCCAAGATAAATCAACATGACCGTATCTCTTATCTCTAGATAGCGCAGAATCCGGGTAATCTACACCATCAACTGTATACCACTTTTTTTTCTTCTTTTTAGTTTTTTCAATCCCCAAGTCTTTAAGTGTTTTTCTACCCAGTCCTTTTACCTTAAAGAGATCATCATTATTTCTAAAGGGTCTAAACCCCAGAATACGCCCAGCTGTAGTTCTACCTACTCCTGGTACTTTACATAACTCTCTTTTAGTCATTTTATTAAAATCTTTATAATTCAGCTTCATAGGTATAAATATAATTGTATATGAGTTCCTTTCAATATAGTGATAATTTTAGCGGCTTTAATGATTTAATCAACCGGGTTGATTTTCTTGCGGAAGCGCGCAAGTTTGGAGACTACCATAAATCTTTTGGTGGTTTAAGGAAAACATTAGTTACAGCTGGTCGAACTGCTGCTACTCTAGACACTATTACCTTTATTAGAAAATTATTATTTACTTTAAATATTATTAGTCATGACGAAATGCAAGCAGCTAAAAGGGGGGGGATAAAAGGAAAAGGAGACAATTTATTAGCACTACTAGATGATAATAAAAAAGAAATTGATAGTAGGAGGGATGAGATCGCCGATGAGGTGGAGGAGGAAATGGCATTATTTTTAAATAGAACTGGTACTGATAGACAAAAAACAGAGTTGTATAATGCCCGGGCTAATGAGCTTGCTAAAGATATTAAAGCCGGTGTAGATGTTGGCGATGCAGTACAAGGGGCAGTTGTTGATATCGAAAAGGAAATTGATGATATGAAAAAACGAATACCAGATTTACCTTTTGATGATGTTGACGTCTATTTAGGTGTAGATAATAAGGATGAAGTAGCAGCTAATATAGTAGATAAAATTAATAAATTTTATAAAGATTTTACAGCAGTTGTTACACCAGTTGGTTTAAATATTGAAGGACCAATAGGTGCTTTTGGTGGAGAGGTAAAGATAAATGACCAGATGAATAGACTTATAACTAAGTATTTTCCAGCTGTAGAAGAAAAAGATATACAGGTGGCGCTTAATACTAGCGCTGAAGAAGATTTAGAGATGCCTTTATACGGTGATGAAGCGGGTAATAGCTACGCGGAGAACGAAGTAGAGGAGGATGAAGTAGACGATTTAATTATGAACAACGACAAAGAAGCATTTATACTAACTGTAACCGATAGCGTAAAACGCGCTCTTAAGAAGGCGTTAAACCGTAAAGGTATTCTTTTTAATGATGTTGAAGAGGGACTAACAGTAGCGCCAGAAGATAATGAATTCGTTCAAAGAGTAAAAAATAAGATTAGTAATGGCTACACGGAGGAAGAAGAGTTTAGAGAGTCTTACACCGATGGTTATATGTCCGATCAGTCAAGCAGCGACAAGCGTAATAAGAAAAAGGAAGTCCTTTCCGAATCTTTTAAAGATCGCTACAAGCCTAAGACCCATTGGCAATTAGAGGAGCTTAGACGCTACGGTCTTTAAGCACATTCCTTACAGTCATTCTCTTTATATAACTTTTCCAACTTTTCCTGTTGGATATACTGTATCGGATCTCTATAACCCGCATCCATAAACCCCTTTACTCTCAGACTGCTTGATGGTGTTGTTGCATCAGCTAATTTATCTTCCCTGTCGGAATAACACGTCCAAGTATCATTAAATTTAACCCCTAGTCTAAGACCTTCTTCAATAATTTCCGCCTTAGACATAACTAGTAAAGGTGCTTCGATATTAATTCTGTTTTCTCTATTGAGAGCTGTTACACCATTAACAGTATCAACAAACTCTTCACTACCATCCCAGTAACCAGCTAATGAATCAACTTGTGCGGCTCCGTACCATACAGTATCTGCACCTACACTTTCAGCATACGAAGAGCAGATAGACAAAAACATCATATTACGAAACGGTACGTATGATACTGGTTGTGCATCACCTGCCATCTCACTAATATTAGGATTATCAATATCTTTATTAGTGAGAGAGGAAGTAGGAGCAATGTCCTTAATATACTTTACATCAAGAACCTTATTAGTAACTTTTAAATTTAACCACCCACTAAACATTTCATTAAAGTTGTTAATTTGCTTACCAACACAACCTAATTCTCGTTTATGCCTCTGCCCATAGTCAAAGGTTATAGTGTGTATATGATCATAACCTCTATCTTGCGCCATATGCAACAGCACAGATGAGTCCATCCCACCACTAAGAGTCAGTACTAGTTTTTTCATCAATAATTCCCTCTACTTCATCCGGTGGTTCTTCTTCTTTATTACTATATGACCACTCATCTTTAATTCGCTCTTCTAGTTTTGGAAGAATAGTCTCTTCCCAAAGCTTTACATCTTTTCTCCAATTCTTATAATAGCCTAGCTTCTTACCATCTTCAAGCTGATAAGTTGCCCCAGTTTGAATTACTGCACCTACACCGACAGCTAGATCAACTAATCCATAGTAACGATCAAGCCCAGAAGCAAATGAGAGATACATTTCACCTTCGAGGTATTGTTTAATAAATCGGTTTTTACGAGTTAGTGCTCTAATTATAATACCCGCGTACTTTTTCTGCCCAACTGCTAATTCACCATCAACTGTCTTACCACCATCCGACTTCATTGGCTTGCGCGCTAATTGAACTGTTACTGATGGGAGGTAAATGCATGATTTGCCACCAGGCATGTTCTTTTCAATAGAAGGAAACAATGCGGTTGGGTCATCATATACATGATTAGTGCAAAGGATTGTTGTCTGGGTAACAGCACCGAGATTCGTACATGTCTGCATTAGTGTTTTCATTGCTCGTGCCTTTGTACCCATATCAGTACTAACACTATCTTTACTCATTCGTGTTAATTCAAGTTCTGATTGAAGATTAGCCAATGAATCAATAGCTACAATAAATTTACCCTCTAGTCCCTTCTCTTTGACTGCCATAAGAAACCTATACAAAGAATTTCGAGTTTGTTCAATGCTGGTACAAGGAACATACTTAACTTTACTAATATTTAGCCCTAATCTCTCAGCTCCTTCAGGGTCAATAGCATTTTCAGTATCAAAGATAACAGGGACTAACCCGTCCTCCTGGGCCTTAGCTAATATTTTTTGAACAAAAAGGGATTTACCGGTCATTGACTCACCGGCGAGTACTGTTACTCTTCCTTTAGGAATTCCACCGTGAATTGACCCTGAAATAATTGCGTTTAACACATAAGACCCTGTATCAATCCATTCTCCAACGTGGCTTAAGGTATTATTGTTAAGATAAGTCGCAAAAGGGTTGACAGAATCGATAGTGTCTAATGCACTAGTAATATCTTTATCCATATAAGGTATTATATAATATATAACATGTTAGTCAATAAAAAAACCGCTACCAATTAATTGGTAGCGGTTTTAGATAAGGGTTAATATTAATTGTTAAACAGAATAAGTTTTAATGTATTCTTCTTTCTTCCTGCGAGGGACATCTACTTCTAGAACCCCATCGACGTAAGCAAAGTTAATTTTATTAAGATCAAACTCCCTTCCGACTGAGAACGACCTATTATAGGTTTGCTCCTTTTCACCGTCGTGGGCTTTTACCTTACGCTTAGCCTTAACATAGACTTCACGTTGATCGGTGTCAGTAGAGAGATCTAGATTATCTTTTGTGACTCCTGGTAGATCAATTTGAACACTTAGTGTTTCTTCATCCGACGCGAATCGGACTTGATCTCCTGTTTTATAGACTTCCTCCAACTGGTGGAAGACTGGTGTTAGATTAAAAAAACCATCAAAGGCTCTTTCAATTTCTGCTATTGGGTTATGTGTATATTTAGTTAGTTTCATAGTTAAAATATTTATTAACCTAGGTAGGTTACCCAACTAAAAGACAATTAACAACTAGTGATACATGTATCGGCTGTATCACCGGCTTCTTCGTCGTCATCAAAAAGCTTAATAACCTCTGGCTCTCCACCTGCTGCCGGAGGGGCGTTCGCGATTGGAGGTTGTGGGTTATTAATGTTTTCGTATTGAGTGATAATCTTATCATCTAACTGAACATCAGATACTGAAATAACTGTTTTATTAAATGTCCAGTTATTTTGCTCTTTATCTTTTAGAAATTCCATAAAGATATAAGGAAAAGATTGAACTTGGAGTTGACCGGATTCAGCATCTGGTTGTACATGAATAATAACGGGGTTGTTAAGCGTAAGAGTTTTTGAATCCTCTTTTACAACATTACCAATTACTGTACGACCGATGTGATCCACGATTGTTTTATACTGCTTGTCTGCCATGATATATATATTTTATGTTATTAATATTAATAATCTACTATTGTTTTTGAAAAATTAAACTTTTGGCATGTTCTGTTGCTTCATTAAGAGCTTCTTTAGCCGGTTTTGATAGATAGGTGGATTTATCTGAAGCGTGTAGCAATGATTCTCTCATAATATATACTGCCCTTCTTATCTTTTCTATTTCTGAAGAATTAATGGATCCTGATCCATTATCCTTTCCTACAATTACATCCCCAATAATACTGAGGGTTTCTAAAATTCCACGAGCTTTACCCCGATTAAAGGCGGGGTGTGCATTACGCGTATTATCATCTTTAATATTATCGGTGTATCCACCTGGTTGTACTGCCATATAATTATTTACCAAATAGGTCAAATAATTCCACTGTAACATTCTCGGATGGTTTTCTTATTTTCCACCCAACACAATCATAGAATCTTTCAATTGCTTGATATAAGATCTTCTCAAACATTTTATCATAGTCAGGTTTAAATAGCTCTTTAAACTCATTGGGGTAATCATACTTAAATCCAATACTATCCAACCCATATTTATTAGGTCTTTCAACATACATATACCTGACCTTATCACCCGACCCTATAGACTCATATTTGTTACCAGTATTAAGTTTATCTAGCAATAAATTATAAAAATAGGATGACTTTACATGAATTGGCATTCCTTTAGCTGTCGTAAATTCGTTACTTCGTGCAGCATAATCTTCATACCCTCTCACACCCATTACAAACGCTAACTCTTGTGGAGATAAACCTTTAAAGATATCATATGTTTTGTTTAGCAAATTATTAGTCTTACTAAGCGACTGTGTTGAAAGCATTGTTTCAATTATTTCCTTAGCATACGGCTTAATAGCATTTGGCATGGTCGTTCTAACTACTTCAACCCCTGTATACTTAAATTTGTTTTCCTTTATACCTTCGTCATCTAGTATATGCATAACGTATCTCTTCTTTTGCAAGAATACACCTACATCAGCAATACATTCACGCTTAAACACAAATCGACTATCCTTTGTACGTAGTGATTTAATTGCCCACTTTTTAACTCCCTCGTTTAAATAATCTTCAATTTCTTGAATCTTATCATAAGCCTGTTTATGAATGTTATCTCCATCCATAAACTCTATTAAACCACTCTCTACTAGTGGTGTAATTGACACATATGATGAATCTGTGTCATTATACACAATACACTGTTCTAATTCATTATCTGTAATGTCTGGTAAAGAGTTTTTAATAAATTCTTTAATTAACTTATTGGAATACTTGATGACAGCTTGACCTGTTAGTGTTACTGATGAAGCAATATCATCATCCCCAATTGGAGCATTCTTATTACCCATATAACCATAGCAGGAGTTAATAAGAATCTTAATAACCATCTGCGAAGTGTTTAATCTCTCTTGCTCATACTTTGCATCAATATATTCCGGTGTATTTTTCTTAAGTTTCTTTAATTTTTGTTTAGCTTTATATAAATGCTTTTTAATTTCAACCCGTTTGTTGTAGTAGTACTCTAAAAACTCTGGTATGATACCTTTCTTCTTTTGAGAGAACAAAAACCCAGCCTTTGATAAGGAACAATCCTCGGTTTTAAGAAACTTCATAAAGGATGGGTGATCTAATTCGAACAACTTACCTGATACATGCTGCACTATTACCTTTGAGTCTGTGGTTTTTTCAATTTTACCTACTTTAGTTTCAGGTGATGTGTTAAGTGATATCATCACGTTAGGGTATAGTGAGTTAGCATCAAAAGATACAAGATGATTCTTAAATCCTGACTTAGGTTCAGCAACATATGCACCTGGATTCTTACCTGTATTACCATGTCGAACGAAAGTTGAAATGATCTCACCTCTTTGACGAGCTCTAATACATAACGCACCATTAATAACCTGAATCGTTCCCATAGCTCCCTCTAGTGTTGTGAGACCAACATATGACAACATTCGTAATAAGGGGAAATATTGAAGTTTCTCTTCTAACCGCACTAGCAAGTTAACGTCTTGAATGTTATAATCAATAAATTTATTCCAATCTTCATCAGCTAATGTTGCTAAGTTGGTATCACCGTATTCAACCTTTCTCTGACCTAATTCTGTTTCACCAATTGCATCTAACTTATAAGATTCTCTTAATTTTAAACAAAAACGTCTATAAACATCAAGATAATCTAAACAAGCAACACCGTCTATATAATATCTCTTTTGCTCTCTACCAAACTTACCTTTAATATTTCTAAAATAAACTGTACCAAGCGGTGATAGTTTATTAACATAATCCTGACCTAATATACGCTCAATTCTATTAATAATATATGGTATATCAAAAAACTCTGAGTTCCAACCACTTAAAATATCCGGATAATCGCTTTCGATATAATCTATAAACTTTAAAAATAGTTCTCTTTCATCTTTACAGTGAACATAGTTTACATTATCTTTTGGTTCACCGGTATATGGCTTAAGACCAAACGTGTGAAACTTTTTAGTAAAATTGTCATAACATGTTATTACATTAACCACGTGATTTGCGGTTTCAATATCTGGAAATGAATCAGGTGAATAAGTCTCAATATCAAGCAAACATATTTTTAGCGGGTTTGAGTCAAATTCAGGTTTTTCGTTTTCCTGCCAATATGAATCTATTAAGAATTGCTGAGCTGGTGGTATATTTTCAAATACTCTCTTAATACCTGACTGTTTAATAAAAAGCGATTTGCTATAATTATCTCTAAATTTACGCTTCTGTAAGTTTGTACCGTAAATCGATGTTTTATCACCGGTTGTGTGTTCCAAATATAGGTATGGTTCAAATGTGCACGTGTTTACCACTCGCTTACCATCTTCATCCCACGTAAATAGGTGTACGCATCTATTACGTCCATTATATACTACATTCCGATATGACATCTATATATAGTATATTATAGACTAGTTCCTAATTCCACTTTTTAAGGTAGGTTCTTTCATCAGAACCAAAGGGTGTGTTAAGTGTCTCGAGAAAAGCACCAATATTATGATCTAATTCTAAAATTCTTTTCTGACCTATTTCTCTAAGCTTAGTACTATTTTGAAAATATTTATTTTTCTTTTTGTAATTTAGAATAGTACTAATCTTTTGTTCGAAATCATCAATTGTATCAAATCTTAGCTTGACTGGTGCATTTTTATATGTCTCAATATTTTGGCATAAGCAAGGTATACCTAAAATACATGATTCAATAAATTTAATATCAGATTTTGCTCTATTAAAATCGTTCGCTTGTAGTGGCGCAACCATTAACTGCGCATTTAGGTTAGCAATAAAATATGGGTATTTCAAGAGAGGTTGCCATGGGTAAAATTCAATTTTACGTTCCTGTACAAGATCATGTAGTTGTGGTGGGTATGCCCCTACAAACACCCACTGGTATTTATTAACCGTATTGCGTACAAAATCTCTTATTTCAGATAAATCGTCTTTACCGCCGGTTTTATTATCCACATCATAGTGGGCTCCGGATCCTGTATATAAAATTCGCGGCTTCCTCTTATTTTCTTCAAACGATCTTGCAACTTGTCGACCATTATACAGATGACCCATCCACGTATTAGGAACAAAATTAGGGAGAGTAGTTATTTTTTCTTGACCTGTTTTTTCGATATACAGCTTCTTCATAAAGTCACATGTAACCGTAACTTCATCCACCATATTAATAATATCAATGCAGTTTTGACGAACCTCATCAGTATCAAATGCAAATTTAAATTTATTATAATCTGGAATTACTTCTCTAAAGACCACATCGTCTACTACATAGACAATTTTAAACCCGTAGTCTTTTTGAATTGATTTTAAAAACTCAACAAACTTTTTTTGTTGAGATGATGCTTGTCGTTGAACTTTAACACACTTAACACCAGTATACCATCTCGGTTCAGTAACCATCGCTGTGGTTGATTGCGACATGCCGTCTCCTCTAGAGTTAATTACCGCTTCAGGCCATAAAATTCTCCAATGACCACAACCAGAATAATCTGCAAGATAGTTAACGTACCTAGGTAATGTTGCTTCTGCAGGTATAGGATTGGGTCGGGTTACTGCGGGCGCTTTAATAGGAGTGCCTCGTACTACAGGTGATGGAAACGGTGGTGGAAACGGTGTAGGGTTGCCTAGCATTATATATATATATAGTTTATAAATCTATATAATCTACACGTCGTGTAATACCGTTTTCCTTTTCAAGGTATATAACATCTCCTGTTACTGCTTTAGTTGATTCTTTACGGTGTGATATAACTATAGAACACTCATCTAGTTCTTCTACTCGATCTTGTAGTATACGCGTAATTAGCTCAATACCTTTTTCATCAAATGATGAATCAAACAATTCATCATAAATTGCAATATTGTATTGAACTCCGCCTTGCAGTCTCCTTATATCTGAAAATGTAAAGAGACACGCTAAGTCGATTGACTTTCTTTCTGCTCCCGAAAAATTAAAATATGAACAAACTTTATTCTTCTCGTTTAAAATTTCTTCTTCAAAATATTCATTAAAAATACAAATTGAATTAGAATCTAATCGTTTTAAGTAATGTAGAAGATTACTGTTAAGTAACTCGAGTAGCTTATTAACGATATATGATTTAACACCTTCTTCTGAAACTACATACTTTACAATATCAAGTTTACTTAATTTGTTTCTATATGTTTTGACCTTTGCTTGTAATTTATTAACACGCCGATGGGTATCAATAATAATAGTATCAAAATCTGTTTCGGTCGACTCTATAGCTTCAAGATCTCCCTTTAACTCCTGCTGCCATTCATCTAATTGATTAATACGCTGTAAAACATTATTCTTGTTTTGAAGCTGTAATTTAGCTTCAGATATTTTTGCATTACTATTCTGTATACTAAACTGTATCTTAGCTTTAATATCTTTTGCTTTTACTAAATTACTATTAATAGTTTTAATACTACTTACCATGTCCTCTATTTGAGACTTTAGGTCTTTTTTTTCCGTTTCAATATATGCTGAATCATGCTCTTCTATTTCACGTAAACAGACCGGGCACTTTTCTTCACTAGTGCCTATCTTTTTATAAGCGTTTGTAGCATGGGTAATATCAGCTTTTCCAGCACTAGCATCACTAAAATATTCATTTATTTTTTCTTCACACAATGTTAATTTTTCTTCATATAAAGATACTTTGGTTGCTATAACGGTACTATCTACTATTTGTATTTGGTCGAGCTGTTGCTTGAGGTCGTCTTTTTCTTTGGTATTATTTTTTTGACGAGATAAGTAGACTTGCTTTTTATCTCTCCGGATTTGGAGAAGTTTTTCTTTTTGCTCTTCATAGTTTTTATAAGCCTTTTCTATTTCTTCTAATTTGGTTAACTCTGTATCATGTTCCCGAGATAGTTCGTTATATTCATTACGGAGTGCAGCTACCATCGTACTAAAAACCTCCATACCGAAAATATCTTCTATAAATTTTCGTTTTTCAATTTTATTCTTTGCCATAAAAGGCACTGCATTATTAACTGTCATTATAACACAGTTTTGAAAGATTGAAGGTGACGCACTTAGTACCTGACAAATATAAGTAGTTGTATTTTTTATACTATCACGAGTTCTATCAACTCCATCTTTAAATATTAAGACTTTAGATGGTGATAGTGTCCGAATAACTTTATACTGATTAATACCTTTCGGTGAATCTAATTCAAACTCTAATTCAATATGTGTTTTACCGTTTGTAAGGTTGTTAGGTATAAGATCTTTTTTTAACTCACGTAAGGTCTCACCAAAGATAGCAAAATATATTGCATCAGCAATAGTACTCTTACCAATTGCATTTCTACGATCAGGTTTATCTCTATTTCTACCTGTTATAACATGTAAACCCTTTGTAAATTCAACCGTTACAGGGACTTCACCAACAGATAAAAAATTAATTATAGTTATTTTTTTAAAGTTTACTTTTTTCATATAAACCTAGAGTATAATCAATTATCTCCTTTTTATTTTTTATTTCAAGCAAGTTTACAAACTCTTCAATTGCTTGTGGTATATCAATACCGGAAAGATCCTCTTTATTATCTGTATCATCAATAAGACGATTAAAATTTATATCATAATCTACAGTTAATGCTTCTGGTTTAAGCGACGCTAACTTCTTTAGTAATATATCCATATCTTCTTGTGATATATTCATATCTACTTTTAACTTAATAATATTATTACAAACCTCATTAATAATATTTGATGTAATACTACCTTCTCTTACTAAGTCACTTAAACTTATTTTATTATATTTAGGTGATATATTATTAGGTGTAAATTCATACTCTAATGTATCAAAATCTAAAATATAATAACCTTTTTGGTTGTTTGTGTCACCAAAATCCATTTGGAATGGGTTGCCAGTATAAAGAATTGTACCTTTACTAAATTTTTTATTATGTCTAGTATGAAAATGTCCGGATATAATTAAACTACTTTTACTTAATAAGTCTTTTACCTTAACACCCTCTTCACATACCTTATATGTGTTCATTTTAAATGTTTCAATCTCAAAGTGACCAAATATTACATCACTTTTTGGTATGTCTTTAACATTTGTGTTCCATGGGCAGAAAGTAATTGTTCGATCAAACGCTTCTATTGTTTCAAATGTATTTAAAATTGTTACATTTTCACGCTTTTTAAAGATAGACAGGGAATTAACGTCTGTTCTATGCTTGTAATAAAGATCATGGTTGCCTGTTATCGCGATTACATTAAATTCCGATAAAATGTCTAATATATCAGCTGATACTTGGAGGGTATTGACCGAAATTTCACTTCTATTGTGATGCCAATCACCACAAAATATAATATCCTTAATATTATTTCGGTTGCATTCATCTTTAAACCAATTAGCCCACTCTACAGCATAGTTATGCCATTCGGAGCTATTAGTATGTACACCTAAGTGGAGATCAGAGAAGATTGCAACACGCGGTTTGTTAATCTTCAAACGCATTCTCTTCGTCAGGCGGCTTTACATAGACGTGACCGTGAGTGTTGTCAGGATTACTCATATAATCATCGTATACACGCTCCCTATAACTAACGAGAGCTGCATGATGCTTCTTTTCTTTTTTAATCCTATTAATAAAGGCATGATAAGCTATGGTTGTAAAGTATGAAAAGGGGTTAGTGGCTTTCGCAAAACTAAACTTTTTATATTTTAATGCTGCATACATTTTAATTAAAGCATCGCCTATCATATCATCCTTATAGGTGTAATTGATAAACGACGCATTATAGCTTAAACCGTACGCAATTTTTTTAATGTTTTCTGCTAAATCATCTGTTAGAATATCAGTTTCGTAATACTTTCCTAATGATGCTTTAAAGACTTTAGGTTCTATATAATATGGTTTTTTTTCTTTACCGGCCATTTATACAATTATAACATATATTTAAACTTTTTCAACAATAGTACTCTCAGAATATTTAATTTTCTCAATATTATATATCGCTTTTCTCTTTTCACAATGACGAATCCCATATCTTAAGCGATCGCATATGTCAAATATAATAAGTTTGTTCTTTGAGGCGTGTTTTCGTAATCCTCTTCCAATTGACTGTACAGTTCGTACAAAAGACTTACCTCCGGATGCCAAAATAATGTTATGCAGGTTTTTAATGTTAATTCCAGTCGAGAAAATTGCGCTCATAGCAACACATATTACATTTGTGTTGTTTTCCATTATTTTCTTAATTTCATCACGTTCTTTAACATCTACCTCACCTCTAATAAAGTAAATGCGCTTATTAGGTATAGTACAGAGGAAATCTGTTAAGTAATGGCCATGTTTAAGGTGATTTACTAATATAAGTGTATTATTTTCGAGCTTTTCACATAATTTAGTAACAAGGTCACTTCTAAAGTGGTTTTCATATATAAAATCTAACTCTTCCCTATAAGCGTTATCGGAAAGGTATCTCGGAGGTGTATTATACTCTAAGTTTAGTATCTTTACGTTAACATTTGCGAGATAATCCTCCAATCTTAGCTCATAACTTGTTTTTTCATATATAACTGGCCCTAATTTACCTATAATCGACCATTTATCTAAATTATTCTCTGGAAGTGTACCAGTAAACCCATATTTGTTGTGAGTTTTTATCTTTGATACAATCTTACTAATCTTATTCGAAGCTTTTATCTTATGACATTCATCTACAATTAACAAATCCACATACTGCATCCAATCACTAGATTCAAATTGACTCTGTACAATACCAATGTTACATATAATAACGTTAGCTGTTAGGTCTGGCTTTGTTTTACCCGTCCATTTTGTTAATTTAAAGGTAATACCGCAGTTTAAAAATTCATCATACGTTTGTGTAACTAGCCCCAAGTCGGGTACTAGTACTATACACTTAAATGTATCCGGATCTTTACTACATCTAAAGTAGTTTTCTATTAAAGCTGCTGTTGTGAACGTTTTACCAGCACCGGTGCCTAGTACACATGTACCTCTACCGATCTTTAATGCTTTATCAACCACATCTTCTTGATAATCTCTAAGGTCAAATTTAAAATCTTTAAACATATCAATAGTTGTACCTATGTCTATTACTTTTTGAAGCTTATCTGTTACCTCTATATTATAGGTGGTATTAAGCTCTACAAGATACTTCCGGATTTCCCAATATAACCCAACATCACAAGCGCCGGCTCCTGTTATAGCATACTTTCTACGCGGTATAAACCTACCATAACGCCTACCAAATTTCGCTGCTTCATTCTCTACACTAAAGTGCTCTCTTATTTGGTTAAATAAGTCAGTATCTTCTGTACGTACTAAGAGCCTACGCGTACTGGGGTTATAATCAAAGGAGAGCATTATAATTGTTCCATTCGATTAATATCTACTATGTTTTTTATCTCCCAATGCATGGTGCTTAGTATTTTTTCAACCTTTTCAAGATATTCAATAATAGTATCTTGTTCCTTTATTGAATTGTTAATATTAACAACCGAGTCATACCTTTCAGCTGCAGTTTCAGCTGCAGTTTGATTAATACGCACCGGTGAGTCTTCTAGAACCTTCTTCACAAGTTCCTTTTTTAATTTTTTCTTTTTACCAAAAAGAGTATTACGCGTAATCTTAGCTTCAATTAACCGAGCAACCCAAAAATGCTTACGCGCAGGTAGTCTCATCTGCACCTCTTTAAGATTAAAATCATCTAAATACAAATCTTTATTAATGTCCTCTATATACTTCTTTAGCAATTCCACTCTTTTATTATAAATATTATTAAAATGGAATCAACTTGTAAATTTGAAAGAATGTTCTTTAAGATGTTAAAAGAGGATAATATTGCCGGCGCTGGTGGTTCTCTAGGCACAGGAAGCGGATTTGATCCAAGTAAAGGTGACATAGGTTCTTCAGATTGGTATGCACCAGGAGATGCTAGGAATCCAACGCCGGTTGGTAAGGTACAGACACGAAAAGGTAGTATAAAGGGTAAGAAGGGTAAGAAGAGGGTAAAGTGGCCTAAGCGTAAAAATTTATATTTGACTGGTTCTGAAAATGAAGAAGAACTTGAGGATAAATTAAAAGAAAAGAGTGAGTAATTTAGGACATTGGGAGGGGATCCTCGAGGAAGGTACAGATATACCTTATGGATTTGTATATCTGATCACTAATAATACTAATAACAAGAAGTATATTGGTAAGAAGCAGTGTCAGTCTGTTAGAAAGCGGCCTCCTCTTAAAGGTAAAAAAAATAAGCGGCATGAAACCATAGAAACTGACTGGAAAACTTACACTTCTTCGTCAAACCAGCTTAATGAGGATCTGGATACACTTGGTAAGGACAGTTTTAAATTTCAAATCATAAGATGGTGTGATTCAAAGTGGGAGTTGAGTTATTATGAAGGTAAGCTACAATTTGAAGAAGAAGTATTATTAAAGGATGACTACTATAATGGGATCATCAACCTTAGAATTGGTAAACGACGGAACTAGTCATCTCTATATACCGACGTTTCATAAAACTATCATAAATCTCAACTACTTCTTAGATAGGTCATTTAAGGAATATAGTTATCACTTGGTAGAGAATGATTTAAAGCTCAAACGCTATGATAAAAATAAGCTTGGTATACATTTTATACTAAAACAAATAATTGAAGCGGTTAAGATTAATAAAGAGCATAAAAAGCTGTTTTATTACAAGATAGATGAGAAGATCATTGAATATCAGCTTGTAAAACGTATCTTTAACACATTACCTAGCGTGATTAATTACGGAGAGGTAGGATTTAAAGAGTTTATTAAAGAGCATGAGTATGAAGTATGGAAGAGTCCCTCTGAGGCACGGCTGTCTTTTAGGAACTTTAGGAACCTTCTTAAAAGATATGACCTAAAGCATTTAGAGAAAGAGTTTCTTGCCGATGTAAATATAAAACTATCACTACTTCCATAAATATATACATGAATAAGTTTCTTGAATTGGTAGAAGAAAACGACCCGGCCCTAGATAACGGTAGTAAGTATACTATTTCAATAAAGGGGCCTGTTAAATATAAGGATATAAACATATCCGGGGATACGCATGCGTATCGCATTTATAGGGCAATAACTGATATTGTAAATCCTCCGGAAGATAACCAGGAGGTAAGTCCT